AGTTTGCTTTAGCATCTGTGACTGAAGAATCACTTGGTATTCCTATATCAAGAACATTACCAAGTAGCATTATAAAATCTATAACATCGCCTGTTGCTAGATTAGATGCAAAAGTAATTGTTGAACCTGATATTGTAAATGATGAGTTTGGTTTTTGTAAAATACCATTTAGAGATACCAGCATATGATTTGCAGACTCAGGAACTACATTAGTTGATGATACTTGCATTGTGTAAGATGCTTGTCCATTGACTACACTTATTGCATCGCAAACTTGAAAGTTTCCTACTATTGGTTCTTTTCCTATATATGCCATATTATAATGCTTTTATTTCTGCATCAGTTAAACCTAATGCTTTTAATTTGTTTTGTGCAGATATTTTATCATTTGCTTTTTGTATTTCTGCATCTTTTAATTCTTGTATCTTTGCATTTACTTCTGCTTCAGTAGGCATAGTAGCACCCTCTTTTATAATTTTAATGTATTTGTATTGCATACGTTGATCGTTAGGAATTTTATTTCCTTTATCATCATGTGTTTTCCAGCCATACCAATTAGCTTTATTAAAAGTCATAAGAGCATCTTGTAAATAATCTCTATCCATTTTATGTATCTCCCAATCTAATTGAAGTAAATCCAGTAAAATTATAACTAGTATTACCAAGAAGTAAAGTTGAACTACTAAAACTATCTGTATAAAATTTAAACTTACATTGTGATGTATCTGTTACATCAAATATAGAAGAATTTGATGCTGACATTCTAACATCATCTGAAGAAGATTCTTGACCAACTAAAGCAAGAGATTGTAAAGTATAACTTGAATTATTGATTGTTGTATATAATTGTAATTGTGCATTTATATCTCCACCATGTACAATAAATTGACCAAAAAAATTAATTAAATAAATTCCTGTACTTGCAAAACTAAAAACTCCTGAACTTTCACTTAATCCTGTTCCAATTTTAGAAAATCCAGCAGTATCGTTTCTTTCCCAATTAGACGTTACATATCCAGCAGTTCCAGCATTTGAATTTGCAGTTAGTCTCCAATTATCAGCTTCTGTAATTCCACCACCACCAACTAAACTAGCATCTAATCTTTTTAAAACTCCACCATCACTAATTAAAAATTCATCTGTATCTGCTGGTGCTGTTGCTAAAGCATCAAAACCTGAAATAGCAGTATCGCCAATGTGTGTAGAATTAATTATGTCTGAAGCAATATCAGAACTTGTTAAAGGTGCTGGTGTAGGAGTCTTGCCAATATAAGCCATTTATTACTCCTATGTAATTTCTAATATTGATAATGTTGCGTCTATCTTAGCTGATACTGAACAATCAATTTTTAATATATCAGTTGTCTGAAGAACAATTTTACCACCTGTTAAAAGTTCTAAAGATGACCCAGCAGGAATACTGACATCTTTAATTAATAGAACTGTTTCGTTTGTTTCTGTATCTGAAGTGTCTGATACTAATTGAACATCTGCTGTGACAGTTGTTGTGTGAATATTACAAAGTGTTAATCCAATAACTACTGTTGTTGTAGATGATGGAACTGTGTAAAGAGTAAGTGGAGTTCCAGCCGAAGATGGCATCGCACCATTTGTTTTTACTTTAAAAGTATTTGCCATTTATTCTCCTTATCCTAAAGCTATTGCAAGTGGCAAAGCATTTGGGTCAGTTTCAGTTATAGTACCTGTGGTTGACATTGTGCTAGTAATTGCGTTGCTAGTTGTATTAATACTAAATAATTCTATGTTATCTGAGCCATCGTTTATTTTAACTTTTAAAAATCCTGATGTTCCTGAATCTACCCAAATTGTACCTGTTGCTACTGATGATGGTGCTGACCCCCCAACGTGCTGAGTATTTAAAGCACCTAATATATTATTAAGTTCAGTTCTAAAACTTGCAAATCCTTGATTAGCTAAAACTACATCTGATACTTGACTCATATAATCCTTTTATTTTATTTTTATGTTGATTTCAAGCCATGTCCTACAACTTGATAATCAAATGTTCTGCTTATCCCAACATTACTACTATTATAAAATTGAATTGTAAAGCCTGTTTTAGACTTACTTGTAATTTGATAATAGTCGCCTGTTTGCAATCCTTGTGCTGAAATACCAATACTCGGAGTTGCGAAAAACGAATTGACAAAAGTAATTGTTGTTCCTGAAGCATCTGAAACCACATCTTGTCCAGCTTCAGTTCTTTTTTCCATATTTACTTTAGCTTGTAATGTATGCACTTTTGCTCTGACCTTGTTATCATCACTTGTAATCTTACATCTAAATTTAAAAAATCTTCCTTTTATTGTACTTTGCTGTGCAATCTTTTGAAAACTTGTAATATTGGCAAGACTTGTATTATCTGCTCCAACTTGTACTTCTGCTCCACATTGGATTTCAGGAGACCCATCAAAAGGTGCTTTAGCATCTTCAAATAATGTTGCACCTCTACCTGAGTCAAACAAATCATATTCATCTTCTGAACTCATGCCAATAACAGCACCTAAATTTGTATCATATACAGCATCAAGACTAAGAGTGTTATCAAATGTATAAAAACCTGATGATTTTATATTACCACCAAAATTTGTTGGATTAGATGTAGAGTCTGTGCCACCTAGATCAAACACTCCCTCTGCTGATTCCATGTTGCCAACTAAACTATCAACTTGTGTAATCGTATCTAATATTAATACTTTTCTACCAGCATTATCTTCTGATATTGCTACACTACTGTCTCTTGTTCCATTAAAATCTGCCATTATTCACTCAAAGTTAAAACATTTTGAAAATTTTGTAATCCTGAAATGTTTGTTGATACAATAGAAGCTTCTGCACTAGAGTTACCTAATTTATCTACTGCTTTTATACAATAACTACCAACTTGTGCATTTATAACTAAACTGTTTGATTTTCTTCTAACTACTTTTGCAATAGGTGTACTTTCATTCCATGTAGCACCACTTGTAACATTTTGAAATCTTATTTCATACCAAGATATATCTAAGTCTGTAACAGGAGTCCAAGATAACTCCATTTGATTTGAACCTACCATAGATATTGACAAATCATCAATACTGTTGGGAATTTCTGTTGCACCAATTATTTTTCTTGAAGCAGATACAAAACTTGAAGATACACCAAAACTATTTATAGCTTTTACTCTAACATCATAAGTCACATCATCTACAGCATTTAATAATTCATGTCTTAATTGTGTACCATTTGATATTATTTTAAAATTAGATTCTGTGCTTTGTTTTGCTTCTACTTGATAAAATTGAACAAATTTATCTGTGCTTGGAGATATAACTATATTTAATCTAGTTAATACAACACCATCTGCATATTCAATCATTTCATCTGATAATGTTAAACTTGCTGGTGGTTGAATACTAAAAGGATTTGGTAAAGTAGTTGCTGGTGTACTTGCTACCTGACCTTTTGTAGCAAATGTATAAAAACTATCTTGATGTTCTACTAACTGCAAAGTTACTTCATAATTTTCATTAAATACCATTTCAAGAACTCTAAAAGCTTTATTGGTAAATCCCAAACTTGATAGTGAAATATTTACTATGTCTCCAATGTGCAATTCGTATGCTTTAAAACTACAAGTAATACTTAAACCTAAACTTTCTCTTGATCTTCTTAAAATAATCTCAGCCATTTCTTCAGCTTGATATGGAGATGTCAAAGTTTTAAAATCAAATCTACCCTCTAATAAAAAACCACCATCTGCTGTTTTCATTGTTGCGTGTTGATCTGCTGATGGCAAACTACTATCGTCAGTTGGTGGAAATGTAATTTGGTCAGCCTGAAAATTCCGATCAGGATTTATAAATGTTGCAATTACTCTATTATATTTTGAGTTTTTTGTTGGAGAAGCTAAACTATATCCACCAATAATATCATCCTCATCTAAAGATACTGAAGCTGTGCCTGTTGTTTCAATAATTAATTTATACTTGCCCTGAACATAAGGCATATAACCTCTGCAACCTTTTAATATATCTCTTACATTATCTATTACTTTTTTTGATGTATCTAAAACTGCATTACAATCAAATAAATTAATATCACTACCACCTGAAAATGGTGTTACTTGTGTAATACAAACTTGTGAAGCATCTCTAAAACTTTGTAAATTAATATCTGCTGTTGCAATTCCTTTTCCATATCTTTCATTTCTTAAATAATCTAATAAACAGAAAGCTGGATTAGATGAAAATGTAGGAGATGACTCGTTAAGACTTGAATCTAATGTAACTATTTTTCTTCCTTTTATTTTTGCTTGAACTTGTGGAACACCACCAAAAACATCAGGATTCCATTTAAATTTTAAAGCTAAATAACAAATACCTGATAATTTGTGATTACTTCCCCATGAAGATAAACTTGATAATAATGATGATGCACTTTGTCCATCAGTTCCAAAGTGTGGCTCAATAGTAATTGTACTTTCTGCTGAAGAACCCTCTACATTTGGGTCAGCTTTAAAAAAATTAGAATCTGAACTTGCAACACTTCTTTGTGTATTATCTGTTAATGCTCCATCAAATGTAACTACTTTGTCATCAACTCTTATTTCTTCTATTGAGTTTATTTCTCCCTCACACAAAGCCAAAGCAACAAATAAAAATTCATTATCTGTTCCTGAAGTTTCAACTAAAATTCTTGTACCACCAATTAATCTTTCGCCATATACGATTGGAAGTGAAGCATTATTTGATTGTTTATTTACTAATATCCCTTTTTCTGTTTCTTCAAAATCATTTGTTCCAAAGTCAGGAACATCAGGTTTTAATGATCTTGTAAATAACCAACCAACAGCAA